GCTGAATGAGGTTAAGAAATTTTTACAAAAAGAATATAAAAAAATAACCGGAAATGGTGTTACACTCTCGAAACAAGGTGAACCTATTGTTAATTTTATTTCTCTTTCTCGCGTTAGGTCCTTTGTTAAGGCGCACCAATATTATAAAATCTCAGGACTAAATGACATGGATCCAATTCTTGAGCCTTCTAGATCGACAGAAAATGATGTTGTTAAAAAGTTTTTGGCGCAACACTCTACCAAAAGACCCCAAAACGAAAAGATCAAAAAAGGAGCAAATCAAAAATGAAACTAACTCAAGAACAATTAAAACAAATCATTCGCGAAGAACTAAAGAACGTTATGAACGAAACAAAGCCTAAGGCAAAAACTCCACCAAAAAAGAAGTAATAGGGGCTAAATGGCGTTTAAGCTCTCAAAGCAAGAAATTGTTAAGGAGATTGTGAAGTGCGGGAAGGATCCACAATTCTTCATTGATAACTATTGTCTAATTTCACACCCACTTAAAGGATTGATTCCTTTTAAAACTTTCGACTATCAGAAAGACCTACTCAAGGACTTTAATGATTATCGATTTAATATTATACTAAAAGCCAGACAGTTGGGTATCTCCACAATTTCAGCGGGATACATTGTCTGGTTTATGCTTTTTCACCGAGACAAGAACATTCTTGTTATTGCAACCAAATTTGGCACGGCTGCGAACTTGGTAAAGAAAGTAAAATCAATCATGAAGCATCTCCCTGACTGGATCAAGATAGCCAAGATCGTCACGGACAACAAAACTTCATTCGAATTAT